ATTACCGAGACTAGTGTCGTTGTGTCCACTTTTGACCGTCCATGAGGATTGATACTTGATTACAACCTCATTGTCACCCCAGCGGACGCGACATTTAACGAACTGACCTTTCATCAACGCTTCACGTGCGGCTGAATCATTGATCATCTTATTCTCCACAAAGAATTTAAGATGGAAATGCTGTGATAACATAGTCGAGTCCCAGTTCTTGCCATCGCGTTCGTAAAAGTAGGCATTTGGGAACAGGGCCATAGTCGTCGTCATCCAATCACCCAGGGTAGCACAATCAAGGCCAGATGCAAATGTCAGTCCAACACCACCTTCGTAATGGTGTACGCCATAAACTGTGGCGAAGGCTTTCTGAGCCACTGTCACAGGTTTTGCCGTTAAAAATTGGGCTGAAAGATCTTTATAACCCTGTATAGATCTAGCTTTTGATGGGTACGACATATTGTTTTCACGTTTGATGAAGGTGGACACTCGATCTGGTCGATACTCCAAGTCTTGACTGAGAGCTTTGAGGATTTGTTGCCTCTTTGCTTCACCCCATTTGCTCCACCAATTAGCATAAACTTCAGGTACTTTTCTATCATATTCCACGACTAACAATTTCATATCGCGTTCGTAGAAGATGATAGCTTCGCTGAAGATGGTGGTATAGGGTACATCATCTGGTAGTTTAAATTTGGGGAGGCATAGATGGCGATTGCACAAAGAATTGTGCAAATTGCATGGGCATTTACGGCACACGTAGGAGAGGCGGGCCACAGGGCCCATCATCTCTGCTCCGCGTAAACCATAACGACACTCACTAAGAGGCAACCCAGTGTGTTGTATCTTATGCCCCTTCCCATCTTTCCGCCAGATGTTGCTCTCGTCACCCATACCTAAACACACAGTCTCAGTATAGCGACTGGGTAAACGAGTGTAAGTCCTATGTCCAACGACAGGTGTGGCTGGTTGTTCAGCTGAGCCACACCAAATGTGCCCTTCGTCGGTGACGGTCAGACCAGTGGTGGCTGCTCCGACTACAACTCGGCCGCCGGCGGGCATACGGCAGCTGCTTCTTCCCTAATAAGTGACCTCCGACAGCCTGCCCTCCTGCAAGGCTGTCATGAATCCCTTAAAACGTGTCCACCATCCTTCACGTGCATAGTCGCCTCGCAACCACGCCAACTTCTTAGTGGTATGGAGGCGACCGCGTAAATATTGCACAGTCTCCGTGCCCAGCATGCGGGATTGCAGCCATCCAACTCGCCACGCAACGAATATATCACGGGCTGATAATCCACGAGCGGCCAGTTGTGCTTGTAAACTGG